ACCCAGCGTTTAGTTCAGTTGTAGTTCCGGTTAGCGTGTTATCGCCTAGGTTAATGCTTTTGTTTGTGAGTGTGTCTGTAGTCGCCCTGCCAACAAGCGTATCTACCCCGGAAGGCAGGGTAAGCGTTCCGCTGTTTTGAATGCTCGAGATAACTGGAGCAGTCAAAGTCTTATTGGTGAGCGTATCAGTGGAGTCACGCGCAACCAGAGTGTCCTCGCCAGATGGGAGAGTCAGTATCCCGCCGTTAGATATCGTCGCAATCGTTGGCGCAGTTAATGTCTTATTAGTCAGAGTGTCGGTTGTTGCCCGCCCAACCAAAGTATCCGCACCGCTCGGAAGCGTGAGATTTCCGCCATTATTTATCACCGCGATCGCGGGTGATGTAAGGGTTTTATTGGTCAGAGTATCGGTTGTATCTCGCCCAATCAGCGTATCGCTATCTGTCGGCAAGGTCAGAGTTCCAGAGTTCACAATGGTAGATATGATTGGTGAACTTAGAGTCTTGTTTGTTAGCGTTTCTGGTCCAATGAGAGAAACAAAACTGCCGTTAGACAAAGCGGCATTCCATTCCGCCAAAGTGCCGGTCAGCGTGTTTTCTTCCAGAGAAACTGACTTTCCAACAAGGGTTTGAATGTGATCTTCAAAGACCAAGGTATCGTCTGATATCAGCAGCGGAAGCGTTACGTTTCTATCAGAAACTAGTTCGCTGGGAACAAGTACATACTGATGCGTATCAGTCAGATCATTGATCTGCGGCGTAGTTAAGACTGGACTATCTAGCAGGAGCCCGGAGGAAACAACCGTTAGTGCAGTACCGCCAGCATTGACCGCTACCAGCAAATTGTTACTGCCCGTGAGGGTCGGGAGTTTATCAAGGGCCCTTTCAATTAAAGCCAGCTCACCCCGCATGGCAGCAGAAGATCCAGCAGCTCCGGTAGCAGGCGTGCCGCCCGGCGTGTACCAATCAGGTGAGCTCATGCTGCTTTCCTCTTCTCAGTAAGCCATCCCCATACTCGGCCAGACTTAATCGCTGTTACTGTCTGGCGAGATACCGGATATCCATTGCTTATGGCCTGGTGAGATCCTGATGCGTAATAAATAGCAACAACCTCTTGTTCCGTTAATTTGGAACTGGGGATATTTGTCCCTTTAATCTGCCTTCCCTTCTCAACTTTGTCTGCCGTATTGTCCTGTGTAGTACCAAGAAATAGATGGGCAGGGTTTACGCATAGCCGGTTGTCGCACGTATGCAATACGAACATTCCGTCCGGGATTGGGCCGGCATACAGCTCATAGGCAAGGCGATGCGCATAGAACGGACGCTGCCCTCGTTTGCTAGAAAGTTGCCCATACCCAGTATCGTGAAGAGAAGCCACCCACCAATGGCACTCGCTGAAAGGAATCATCTCAACTTTGCTTTCAAACCTCTCAACAAGACTAACCACGTAATTCAACTCCCCACATAAAGTGCATCAAAGCTCCTGATAATAAGACCGGCGAAAAATAGTCCGATTCACTGCGAATAATCAAAGATATGTTTTCCGCTGTACCATCAAGATCTGCCTGGGTCGGCGTCAGCGTTTGTCCATCCCAAGTAAAAGCATCCCAAACAAAAGCATCCCAACTTACTGATTGAAGGGCGGTAACAAGATTGACCGTATCGCCTTGAGGCATATCGGTAGAGCCATAACCTAGAGTGAAAGCTAGGTTAAATTCAGCATACCCAGATCCCTCAACTTCAAAGCTCAAATCTTGATAATGCTTTTCTCGTCTAGGCGCCCCCGAGTGGTTGTAGTGCAGAGAACCAATCATCTCAATGGGTTCGTCATCATGAGAAGTGCCTTTTTCCATTTCGTAAACGAATCCATTCGAAGACCCGAACTTGATAATCTCTGCACCAACAGAGTCTTCAAGAGAGTACATACAGGTAACATCGTTCGCCAACAACTGAGGACATAGGCCAATAGCCTTGCTGCCCTGAGTCGTTATGTAGAGCGCAGTGTTGTCGCTGAAGAACAGCCTGTATTGGCTTTTATCCCGCGCAATGCAAGAAGCGGTAACCAATGATTTTTTTTCATTAACAAAATCTTGCACCAGCCGTGATATCTGTTCATGAGAGAAATTTCCAAAAGCCTGCGTGGTCTCGAGCGTGGTTACTCCTCGATCGTCTAGCATGAAAGTTGTTCCAAACTCCTGAGCTGAATAAGCGTAGGCGCCAACCTCTCTGCGATATGGAGCAAGATCCCAGTTAGCTGAAGAGGATCCATATAACGTGTGAATACGGTTCCTGCTGAATATAGACATTGCGGCCGCACTCTGAGCATCTGTCGGCGGCGCATCTGATGGCTGCTCAAGAAAGCCTGTAATTCTGTCGCCAAGCGAAAGCTCACTTGCTCCCGTAACAACAGACCAGGTAAATGGAGCACCGATTCCAGAGTGTTGGACCGATCCATCAAAGGCAAAAAATAGATGGCTTTTGTGTGCGTAAACAAAATTTGGCGTATCGGTTGTCATCCCTGTCGTGATGGGGATATATGTAACGCCATCGAACTCAAAACCCTTGTTAACTTTGTCGCATCCGTAGATCTTTTCAGCGCCGGCCTGACCGCCAAAGTTGTGCGTGATCATATCGAATCTGCCATTGCCGTTAATAGAGATTGCGATTGAATCACCAGCAATAGTGGCAAGATTTGTGTTTAGCTCTTCTGCCTCAAAGGTGCCGGTCTGCACTGCAAAAGTAAACGTACCAGCAGCCGTACCAGCCGCCCAGGATCCAGATTCATTGGAAACGCCAGTGATTACGGCTTCTGCTCCGCTTGTGGCTCCCGTTATGGTGTCTCCAACGACAATCTCTGTTGTGCCACCGGAGGTAAATGCCAACTTAAAACCAAGCGGGACAAACACATTGCCGGCAGGACTGCTTTTGTATAGCTCGGCCTTGAGGTTGTGCCCTGCCATGTTCGTGTCTGAGCTGCCGATGGTAGTCGTTGCGCTTGCCACCGCGAAGGTATTCTCAACCAAAGCCCTGATCTTAATCAGCCCGCCTACAGAACTTGCTGTGTAGTTTGGTGATGATGTAAACGCATTGATATTGGCAGCGACCGCGGCAGCGGTTGTAGGTAAATCAGTATCATAATCCTCAGCGCCACTCATAACCTGAATACTGTCAACCGTGATTCCGTCAACAGATCCAGAACTGCCAGACGTAAGATCAACCAAACCAAAAGATGTTTCGTTTCTAAAGGTGTAATCGATGTCGTTTAGGTTCCAAATTCCAAGGATAGGTCCAAATCCAGGCGTTGGGCCTATGTCTAGCCGGTAAACGTCTGCTGCTAAGTTTGTGTAAAAAGCGTGTAACTGATTAGTTAATGCCCCTCCAGCTACGCTGGCTGATACAGCAGTACCTTGAGAACCACCGACCAAGAGACTTTCACCGATAGAAAAAACCCCATCCATCTTGGTCATAACAAGATAATCTTGCGCGACACCGGTTATAACGCCACCAGTGACAATAACGCCGGTTGCGCCACTCGTCCCGCCAGTCACAGTATCGAGGTCTGAAAATGCGCCCAATATAGTAACGTCCATTACTGAATAGGACGCATCAGAAGGGCTTGGGTTGCCATCACTGCGTTCATATCCTTTTGGCGTCAGAAACCCACCGTTGATATCAATCTCAATGTTTTGCCCATTACGAAGTACGCCGGGGTTTACTCTTCTTTTTGGCGTCTTTTGGTCTAGCCCCCATTGAAAATCAATGTTTTGCGCCACCGGTTCTTTGAGGTTCATCGCTTTTCTAATGGTGCTCCTCACGCCAATGGCCCGGGCATATCGAGATTCGGCAACTGGTCCCCCTCGAGTTGTCTTATCCGTCGTTTATAAAACCGCTCATGCTTCACGATGATGTGCTGCGCTGCATGGTTGATGCCGTAGTTCGCAATAGCATCGGACCAGATGAGATTATCAAACCTTTCAGGTAGATCAGGTTGATCAGTATCAAGCAAAAGCACCTGGGCGCCTTTTTGATAGTCGCCCGATACCGTATAGACACCATCCGGATTGGGACCAATGCGAATATTGTTCTGAGGATCAATCGAGATGTGTGATGGTTGCTGAGAGGCTTGCGTACCAAATTCATACTGACGCTTAAACCAATCCCATTCCACCCAGATCAGCCAACGCTCTACACCCTGACCCTCTGATGTCAGGAAAATTCTGGGGGGATCGTCATAGTCATCAACACGCCACTTAGCGAATCGCGATATAAACGCAACGTCTGCAACATCAGTGATAGTGCCATAAGCGTAGGAATCAGTTCCAGCCACCGTGTCAAAGGTGAACTGTGACCGCATCCAGCGCCAGTTATCGTGCCTGTTCTGGAGATCTTCCCAAGCCTGCTTTACATTTTCAACGGCACTAAGAAGGCGTCCGGACTGCCCAACAACCGATGTGGGATTGTTGCTTAGACCAGATAAATTACACTCCCGTGAGTAGTCCTGACATATTTTCAGAAACGTCTTGTTGGCCATGGTTAGTGACGCTTAGCTCGTTGCATGAACCCTGAACTGAAATCGTCCTGCGCCATTCCCTCATCATCCAGGTCGGCGTCAACAGAGCTGATTTGAAGCGTTACCGATTTTTCATTATCATACTCATCGGTTGACTCGCTCATCCTTGTTGCCGTGATCTCCCCAGACAGCGTGATACGAACCGAATCACCAACCCGAAGAGCATCGAGCATTTCCTCATTGACGGGAATAGTAATTTTCCTCGCCCATGAATCAGGGCCTTCATCCGACTCTAGCTTATTATCGTCACTCTTCTTCACTGCTGGTAATTCGTAGTTCATAGGTTTTAACCTTCTGCTTGGAGCTGCCTTAACCAGGCTGCGCCGTATTTACTTCTATCCGATGTAACGGTATATGGATACATCAGAGCTGTGTGCTGCGGATAGCGATAGGCATCAGAGCCATTACCGTCCTTATACAATTCCAGACCAAATGAGGTCTTCTTACATCGAGCCATAATTTCAACAAACTTCCTCTTAACAAACTGCTTTTTACCACGAATGACGTATTGATTGATGCCATCGTTGGTGAACAGAGGCAAAGGAACATCTTGCTCGTTGGTCGTGTCGTGAACCATCACCTCAATTTCTTCTTCCATGAACTGTTCATACGCGAGCTTATTCATGTTGAGAACCCGGTCTACTGGCTGAATATCGGATACTGACAAGGCATCTCGAGCTGGACCGGTAGAGTTCATTTCCCGCGTATATTGATCCTGACCCGTTGGGTTTTCTTCAGACTCGTAATACTTGGGCATCTCATGAACGTTGTTCTTTGCCTTAGAGCTGTGGTTCGGGCCATCAACCCATCGCTCGCCTTGTTCTGCCGCATCCTCGATATCGCCAAAGTAAGCCGACTTGGAGTTTGCGAAAATTTTGTAAAGTATAGTGCCATCGCCTTGATCAACTGCTGCGATATACCCTGCTGCTTCTTCTAGCTCGTTACCATCCAACAGGTACTGCGGATCGCCATCCTCAATCTCACCAAGGACACGCTCCCAACGAGGACCAAGGGGGTTTTCGAGAGCTTCAACCTTGGTCTCAGCCCCAGCCAAAAGCTCTGACTGCTGCTCAAGAACGTCTTGCTGCTCCAAGTTCTCAGCCTTCAGATTGTCTCGCTCAGATTTAACCGTCGCCAGTTGTCGCCTGAGTTCGGCCATAGAGGTCGTTTTTCGTTTCTTCTGTTGCTTTGGTGCCTTGCCATCAGTAGTCATGATTTCTCCGCCCGGATATACCGGGAATTAAAATGAAGGCCGGATTATTCCAGCCCCCAGTGTTACCAACCGCGCCGTTCTATCTCGAGATCACAAGTAAAGATCTCCCCACTCACGGGCGTATAGGTGTTTTGCATGACCAACTGGCCATAAATCTTTGTCGCATCTTGAAGTTGGATGGGGATGTTCAATCCTTCGAGCAGGCAGGCAGAGTTACCACCAGCACCCGAGGTGATCAGAAGATCCTTGAAAGCATCGAACTCGAGGATAGCCAGAAGCGTTGCCGCCTCAGCATCAGTAACCGTAAAGGCAGAGTTATCCGCGATATTGGCTACATCCGTATGAAACAGATACAGGTCAGCATCAGGCAAAGTACCTTGGGCCGCGCTCGAGTGCAGTCTGGCGCCTTTGATCACGCCATAGTTTTTTGCGTTCGGGAATACAATGCTGCCTGCTCCGCCTGGTGTGGCGAACGAGTAGTGTGCATTGCCGGTTACGTCTGACACCGCGTCCAAAGCTGCGTAAGCAGTCGTGTTGGCGGGCCTGGTAAGCGCTGCAGACAGCGCAATCCCAGATATCGACTCGTTAGGAATCATGATCTGCCCCTATTAAGAAGTAGCGGTAGTGATACCACCGTCAGCGTTAGTCTGGCCCCTGATATAAAACTTCGTGCCATCGCAGACGATATCGATGTAATCGCCAATAACTGCAGTGCTGGCAACGAAATTCAGGGTGTCAGCGTTAATGTCATAGACACCATCGCTGGATGTATCAACCTCGAGTTCATTGATACCAACAACCATGATATCTGTGCCGCCATTCGTAACCAAAATATAGGCAGTGGTTGGCGAGATACCCACAGTTAACCGAGCATTCCACCCAGCTTTAGGCAGAGGCAATGTCATGGTGAATCCACCAGCCAAGTTAAGGAAAAACTCTTTGCCGGAATCAGCTTCAGTGAATGCCTTAGTGGTGATCAGTGATTCAACCCGGTTGTCACCAGCTTGCTGATCCGCCGTAAGGGTCACTTGCTCACGATTAGAGAGTTCTATCACCATGGTTGCAGCCGCTTTTAGTTGGTGCCGACCATGAATGAGAAGGTTGTTTAACGTTTGCGATTTCATAATTAAGTAGTCCTAATTTATTTGAATGAGGCGAGGCCCGAAGACCCCGCCGTATTTCGCCCTACTTCAGATCCCTTACGAGGTCAGTGGAGCCAAAGGCACGCCGCCTGCAAAGTCGTAGTACGTGTCGGTAACAGTACCTGCGTCCAGGTCAGTTGTTGCACCAGTAAACGTGCCGCCGCTGTTATCGACCCTGAAAGCACCAATAGGGCACTTATCAACGCTGGGAGTAGGCCATTGCAAAGCACCGCCGACAACACCGATATTGGCTGTTACCACTTCAGTACCTTTCACCGTTGAAAGTGTTCCCGCGGCATTCAGTTCAACGAGATACAAGCAGCTTGTAAGGTCTGCCTGAACACTCATCGCGGTCATAACAACTGTGGCATCGTCAGCAAGGTGATAAGCAATGCCATCGATCGCAAAATCAATACCAGCACCATTAGGCGCAGCAAGTGAAAGCTGAGCAGGGGTTGAACCAATACCAAGGCCGGCCTTGCTAAGGCAACCTGTAAATCCACCAATCGAAAGAATATCCAAAATTGTTCTCCTGTCCTTGGCCAGAGCCGAAGCCCTGAACTAGAACTTGATGAGGACAGCACCCGGGGAAATTATTCCCCCGGAAATACTGAACTCAAAGGTTTACTGCTGAGTGGTAACACCAGCTTCGATGACACCCATGTAACCGCCGTTCACGATCAGGACAGCACACCAGAACTTTGAGCCAACATAGCCTCGCTGCTTCAGTGGGTCTGACTTGTCTTCGGAATCATGCGGGATGTGGATGAAATCAAACGAGTTCATACCACGCAACGCTACGTCATATACCGCGTCTTCGCCCATCACCATAAACGGGTAAACGTCTACATGGGTGCTGCTTGCGACAAGACCAGGTGCGCTGGCTTTTGCAATGCCGGCATCAGGGTAAGCCGTGAGCTCAGGTGAGGTAAGGAATCGGAATTCCTCAACACTGCCAATTTCTTCTTCTGAAATCGGGCTACGGTTCGCGTACTTCGATATCGGTACGAAGCCAGGCATATCTCGGATATCGGGTTCGGCATCAGTTGATACGAAGACACAATATGCAGCTTCAATCGCTGAAGTATCGTAGTCGGCAGATGGCGCCAGAATGCGTCTTTTCTTCTTGGCATGGTTGAGCTTCAAGATCCGCGCCATTCGGCGGCAGGCCTTGAGTGTGATGGGTTCATCGATCAAAGCTCGAGAGTTAGAGCCAGAGTAGATGACGTTGGTACATGCTTTGATTACACCGAAGCGAACCATTTCGCGGACCAGGCCCATTCTCTCACCTGTTTGGATGACCATTTCTTCTGGTACATCGTCTTCATACAGCTCAGCCGTTTTGTCGGTATAGCTGTACAGGCAAGCATACTGCTGCTGCGTCACGGAAACATCGACCGGAGTCAGTGTGTCAGCGGCAGGTGTTACGCCTTCCTGAGTGATGTGAGCTGCGGCTACTGCGGCTGGTCTGTTCTGGCTGTTAACACCAGCAGACGCGCCCCATGGCAACCAACGTCGATAGGTGATGTTATCACCGGCTTTCTTGGGCATTTGTGTCATCTTGCAGCCCATTGCAAGAACTTCGACCTGGATCGCATGAGCAAGGGTCTCGCCCTTTACTTCATTGAGTCGGCCTGCTTTCGTAGTGTAAGCATGTGCAGTCATTTCGTGTACCCCTAAACAAAAACTCGTTTAGAAGCATTCGTTCTGTCTAACCTGTTTGGTGCCTCTTGGCTACCTTGTCAAATCCAGAAGTGAATGCTTCATTCTCTGTTTTGACAGCGGCTCCACGACCTGCTTTACCGTCTTTTACAACAGTACCAGCCTGACGCTTTTTCCTCTTAGCACGTTCTTCATTACGCTCCCTTTCCGCTTGCTCGTCCTCGGTCTCGGGGCTGGATGACTCTTTGAATTGATCCAAGAGCTTGATTGAACTTTCTACATCACCGAATAAATTGACACCCTTCTTGGCCCACCAGTCAGCATTATTTCGCGCCATGGTGTTGATAGCATCGCTTGCTTCCTTGTCTCTGAGATCTGCGGCTTTGATGTTCCCGGCCTTACGGTCGAGCTGTGCCTGTTGGCTAAGGGTTGCTACTTTGTCGTAGTCCTCCGCGCTAGGGCCATCTTCAAGTGAGAAGACTCTGAACTCATCACTACCTACAATCTCAGACCAGTCAGAATGAGCTTCAGCCAGCAATTCTTGCTGCCTGGTTTGTTCTCTGGCAAATTCTGCCTGATTACGTTGCTCAGTACGTTGCTGATCCCTTGCTTCCAAACTTGACTGAATGCGCTGATCAATACTCTGGCCCTGTGCAGCAAGTGCTTCGTGCAAGGACTTAAGCTCAGATCCAATCGGCTCGAAAGCCGGGTAATCTGACATCAGCGCTTCCATGGCTTCCGGATCGTTCATCGCAGCTTTAACTTCACTGCTTGAAGGCGTTTCAGTCGCGGCTCCTACTGGAGTCAGCTCCTTAATGGCCTTCTGAATGCCCTGCTCAATCTGTTGCTTGATTGAACCCGTAGTGCCTTCAATGGAAGCTACTTTCTTGGTCAATTTTTCTATGGTTTCTTGGGCCTTAGCAAGAGCATCATCGGCTGGCTTGGCTTCGTCCTCATCTTCTTCGATGAGGGCTGCTGTGGCCTCTACGGTCGCAGCGTCTGGGTTCTTTTCCCCAGCTACCTTGTCAAATCCTTTGGTATAGTCCTCTGCCTCTTGGAGCTCAAGTTCCTCATCGTTTAATTCCAGAGTCTCGTCTGGAACGATGAGAGTACCGTTCTCGTCGGTTTCTGTATCTAATTCATCTCCGAACATAATCAATAACGTCCTAAAAGTGGTTTCCCACTGTCATGATTTACGAGAAGGGCACTGTGTGTCCAATCCGCCAAGATCGATGGCCACCTAATAAACAGGCTGGTCATCAGATTCAATCTCCAGGGGGTCATCTTCACCCTGGGCCAGCATTAATTTCACTTCTGAAATCCGGCCCCGAAGTTTCTCAGTTGCTTCGGCGGTCATGCTGACATCATTCCTTGCCCGGAGTAATTCTAATCTAGCCTCCAAGGCAGTTTTAATTCGTAACCAGGTCGCTGTATGGGTGTCATCTTCGGTCAGTATATTCAAAACAGTGCCTCTTTAATCACTTTACAGAAGGCGCGAGATAATGCAAAGGGTTAACTTAATGATACTCATATCTAAGCGCCCTCTATTCTGAACATTCGCTCATTACCCGCTACGCGGTCATCAGCGCACGCTATGCAGTTGATCTTGTTTGGCCTTGAAGGCGTGGTGGTTACTGCAAAACTGTCGCTAACGGCAATCTTCCCCCCACAGTTGTCGCAATCTAGCTCTGCCGCGGCAACGTGGGTCTTGTAGCTCACAGCCAGAACAGCCATAAGCAGAACGCGACAGCAACAACAGCGCAAGTGATATCCAACGTGTCATCTTCACGGTCATCCGACCACCAGGACCGAACCCTTTCATTAAATGCTCTGAATGCTTTCATTTGAGTAACGCCTTAGTTGCACTTTCATCCACTTCAACTGGATCCGCCACAAAAACCTTAACAGGAGTGACCTCCGCTTGTGAGAATTTAAACTTCCTCGCAAGGTATTTGGCTGCTTTCCTGACATTAGCCCGGCTCTTAAAAACCCGAACGCGATCGATCTCGTCATCATGGCCGCGCTTACTGGTAACAAACTGGCGATACCGAGCAAGCCCAGTATTCCCGTTGACGCTTGTGATCCTGACTGCGTATCCATTGTATTGCATTAGTTGACCACCTTCAGATTGGCTTCAGACAACAGCTCAGTAGGGATAACACCCCTGTACCAAGACCCGCCGTTGTCGGCCCGAACCTTCGTGCCCTTGAGCAGGTCATTAACAACTTCAGGTTCCTTGAGCCAATCGGGGATATCTGCTTCGTGCAGACTCATCCAGCCATTGACATCAACCACCGGCAAATCATCATCGCCAGACCTTGAGCTCTGAATGATGAGCGCTATCTGGCTCTGGTCCTGCATTGATGCGAGCCGTTCTTGCCCCGTTGGAACACGGTGCACAGCTCTTTCAGTTACCTCGTTGACAAGCTCTGCTTCAGCCAAGCCAAGATATTCAAGCATTCGGTCTCGAAGCTCACCGCCATCCTTGATCAATTCTCCGCGGTAGAGCATTCCCTTTCGGGTCAGCACCAGGGAGATCTTTCCTTTGACCTCGAATTCAATATCTTCGTCTTCTTCGCCTACCATTCTTATAGACAT